AAAAAAAAGGTGCTATTTCTAACACCCTTTTTCCAACAAAACAAACTAAATTACTAATCTAAATATTCACACTCACTACTGCAATAACCTTTCTTATATATAGGTCTTTCACATTCAATACATTTGTATTGTGGCATATCGTCTGGTGTTTCTGTATAGTAGTTCATAAATTATAAGCCTTCATTTCTTCTTTAATTAATTCCAAATCGTAAAGGGCTTCATTTCTTTGTTCCCTATAATCGCTATTAGCCATTTTACAAGCTGTTAAATCGTTTTGTAATCCTGCAACATAAATAGAGTTGTCTATAAATAGTTGTTGGAATTGTAATAGCTCTTTGTTGTTTGGTTTAGCTTTAACCCACTTGTTAATTAGTTCGCCAAGTATTATAGCATTACTGGTATATTCTAAATCTTGAAGGTTCTGCATTTTGTTTCTCATACTGTTCTTTCTAACAAATGTAAGAAAAAAAACAAAGCCACATAAAATATTGCCCAGCCTATAGCTGCATAACCTGCTATCTTTAAAAATGATTCTTTGTTTTCTTTTGGAGATATTTTCTTTGCAATGTAATATCTACGCTGTCCGTTTACTTCGTAATAATGTTTCATACTAATTTTAGTGTTAAAGAAATTATACCTGCAGTCCAAGCTATTAAAAGTAATATGCCTATGATTTTCATTGAGTCATTTTCTTTTTTTGGACTTCTACCTTGATTACTTCTATATTGTCTTTTTTTCATATTATGAATGTTGATATCTGAAATTACAGATGTTTTTATAAGATTTTACAACCCACTCTTTCTGATAGGGTTTTAAGTTTTCTGTAGTCAATAACATTTTTAATGTTGATTCTACGTCTATTAGTTTTGAGTTGTCTTCGAATGTTAATTTATTTATTGCCATTTGTTTTGTTTTTAGAATAAATATATTTCTTCTTCTTTAAAATCGTAATTTATTTTATCAAAACCCCTACTCAAAAGAGTATCGTGTTTAGCAGAACAAATATATCTTCTTTTTCCTGAAATACCTGTAACAATATCTTCTACTTTCCAAGTAGTCAAATTATTGTGTATTTTTGATTTTACTGTTGAATTTATTTTTATCATTTTGTTTTGTTTTTAAAAAGGGAGCTTTTACACTCCCTGTTGTTATTAATTAAACCATTGACCTTGAGCATCAATTTTTTCTAATTTTTGAACTGACATTGCTTGTATGCCCATTTCTCTTAAATGATCTCTTGCATCTCTAGCTCTAAGAATGTTTTCTAATACAACTATTAATGATTCTCTTTTTTTACCAACTGCAACACTAATTAAAAATGTGTTACTAAATGTTTCGGTTTCTTCTAACCATTCTTGATGTTTTTCTAATCTATTCATCTTTTGTTTTGTTTTTAAATAACTGCTTCATTGCAATTATACAGCTAATATATAACTATTTATTTAATTAACAAAATATTTAATAACTTATTTTATACCCAGCCTTTGTCATCAGCTTTATAGAACACACCATCTTTATATGTAATCCACACATTTATTTTGTATAAGTTCCATAATGTTTTACTATATCTCCTCGAATCAGGTTCGAATATCAACATAAACGTATGTTCTTTTTCTGCTGTTTCAATTTGTTCTTTTGTTAACTTCATATATGCAATATACAAAATAAATAACAAACCTGTTAATAAAGTTTATTCAAACTCTAATATATCGCACTTGCTACAGTAGTAGTAGTCTTTATTGTCTTTACCTGAATATATAGTCATTGTCTGTTTACATTTTTTACATTCCATTATTGTATATAGTATTTGCCCCTGTTAGGATTTTGTAGCTGGTAACTTACTGCATATCTAATTGCATCTAAACAATGATTCCATTTGTCTATTGGTGTTTTAGATTTCTTCTCAAGCCAACTGTAGTTGTTAAGTTCTTTTATTAAATTAATACTTTGTTCGTCTACTATTAAATCATAGTCCTGTAATAATGATATTCCATAAGTAATAGAACCAGCTCCTTTAATTGAAGCTACTATATTACATTTCTGTTTTAATTCATAGATTAATCTTTTTTCTGCAGAATCGCCTACTATTAGATTGTCTACTGCGTGTTTCATATTTAAACGTGCTATTTCGCTTGTTGTTAGTTTAGGCAAGTAAAAACATTCTTTTAAATAAATAATCTTATTAGCAGTATCTATATTAGTTTCTATTAATGTGTTTGGGTCATTCATTCCAAAGTCTTGACCAAAAACGCTTATACCTACTTTTTTAAATTCTCCTATTGACCAGTTGGTAAATATTACGCCTTCTGCTTTATTTAACCAGCCACCAAGCATTTGATGTTTATACTTTTGTGGTCTACGTTTCTTTATGTTGTCTATTTGGTTTATATAACTTTCTGATAGGTTTTCAAGATTGTCTAAATAAGTTGTATGTATATAGGTAACATTATCTTTTGAAGTGTTTACACTTTCTTGCACTCCTTTATCTTCAAAGAATCTTTTATATATCCAATGTTCTTTAGTTGTAGGATTTAAAATTAGTATTACTCTATTTTGTTTGCCTTGTTGTCTTACTGATAAATCAATCTTGTCAAATGTATCTTCATTAGTAAGTTCTTCTGCTTCATCTAATACAAAGGTTGTAACGCCTTGTAATGACTTTAGATTAGCCGTTTGGTCTCCACTTGATGTTTTGATACCCTTGAATATTATCTTGCTCCCAGAACGCTTATTTCTTATTTCATCTTTTGTGATATGAAAGTCATCAAACTTTTTAAGCAGTTCGAGCTTCTCAATAAATTCAGGAATAATAGAAATATAAGTAGAAGATAAAGTGTAACGAGTAAACAGAATAGTATGCCCAGCTTCATAAGTTAAAAGAACTAATAGAAGGTTTATAGAAAATGATTTAGCAGAACCACGCCCTCCTGTTACTATAAAGTACCTCCCATCTGATTCAGCAATAGGAGAATACTTTTTGTTTATTTCAATCACTTAAATTTAATTAAGTCTTTAAAGTTTATGTTAAAGCCATCACTTGATGATATGTCTACTGATTCTTTAGGTTTGCCATATCTATATCCAAAGTATAAGTTCATAGCTCTTGAATCTCCTTTTAGTATTTGTTTACCTAAAGTTTTAATTACTTCATCATTGTCTATTAAGGCATCAAGTTTTTCAATTAGCTTTAATTCATCTGCTTTTTTAGGTCTACCTGCACCTTCTCTTGCCCCTCCATTGTTTTTACGATTATCCATAATATGTTTTTTAAATTGTTCTAAAGCGTCTTTGCTTATTCCATTTAATACTCCTACAATCTCCTAATATATTTAATCTTGAAACCTTATTATTAAAGTTGTTTCTTTCTTCATTAAGTTGACTGTTTCCATTTTTAGAATCCATATTGAAATATTATTGTTTATTCAATCTATATATATAACGTAATTTTTAGCTTAATTTATTCAGTTCCAGATATTATATCTTTTTTTGGTCTGTCTTGTAGAATACTAAAGCCTAATAGTAAATAGTTAATAGCATCTGCATATCTACTTTCTATTGGTTCTGCTTGATGCATAGTAGGGTCTCCTGCGTGTGCAAGTATTGCTTGTATGTGTTTATTGAAGAATACTGCCCATACTTCCATAGGTTCTATGCCTATAAACTTTGCAGAACATTTAAAGTTATGTAGAATGTCTATATTCTTTTGTGTGTATTCAGGTTGTTTAGCATTCATTATTTGTTGACAAATGTCTAATAGATATTTTTTTGTTTCTTCAAATTCTTGTTTAGTCATAATTCAGTATTGCTTTTTTTATGTATTCGTATATCTCTAATTGATTAATAGCATTGTTAAATTGTAATTCTACTATTTCAAATTCAATGTTATTGTCTTTTTCAATGTCATCTTCTAATTCTTTTATCAATCGTTTTTGTTCCCATATTTTTGATTGCACTTTTAGTAGTGCTTTATCTTTTAGTTTATTCTCCTGCATAAGCTGTTGTGCTATCTCTATATTGCCATTCCCATCCTTTTATAAGTAATTCTATTCTTGTTAATGCTTCTCCTTCTAAATGTTTAGGTATTTGATTTACTAACTTATATAATGGTGTTTCGTTTTTTAATCTATTTATTTCTTCTTCAAGTTCTTTACATTTTACTTCTAAATAGTTTTCTCTATTTATTCCTTTTAGATTCATACTTGTTTTAAGTACAATCATTTCTTCTATTTCTTGAATCTTTTTATTTGTTGATTTGTATATCTCATAGTTTTTAAATGAATGCATTACTGTTGCGTGATTAATAGGTGTTCCTGAATCCTCAAAGTATCTTGCTATTTCAGTCCAGCCCATATTTACTTTTTCTCTTAATATATAGAAGAACAATCCTCGCATTTCTACTACTTCTCTTTTTCTTGTTTTTTCAAATATGTTTATTCCTGATAGCTGTATTACTTTTTGAGCTATTTCATTTTGTACTGACCAATCATTGTAAACAATTAATTCATTAGCCCATTCGTTTTCTTTATTCATTTCTTAATTTTAAAAGTTTATAACATTCTGCGTATTTCTGTCTTGCTTTGCCTTTGTATTGTTCTTTAAATAGTTCGTATAGTTTTTTTGTGTATTGATATTTGGTTTTACAATTTGCATAATACTTTTTTGCAAATGCTTTTCCTCGTCCCCGAAAGTAATTTACATTGTCAGCCACATCCCCGACTATCATTTGTTCATAGAAGTTATATAATGCTTCTTCTTCACTTATGTCTAATACTACTCTATGTTTATAGTGATAGTTATACATTAAACAAGGAAATTGTTTGTAGTCCTTGTCAATGCTTACAATCATTACATTATCCCTTCCAAATTCATTTGATAGTGTTTGCCAATATTTAGCTACTAAATCGTCTGTTTCTAATCCATATACAAATTTGCTTTCAAAAGTATCTTTAACGTATTGGTGCATATCGTGAAGAAGTGGAGGTAATTCTTGCTTCTTTCTGTTTGCTTTATATACTGGTGTTAGTATTTTTCTAAAGTTTCCTTTGCTTCCGTTAAATGTAATTACTTTTTCTATTTCGTAATCTTCTTCTAAATCGTTTACAATCTTCATATATTGTTCATCGAATTTAGCAATAGAATCTTCTATGTCTCTATAGTAAGGGTCTTGGTTTTCTTCGTCTTTTGTTCTGTAGCAACTTGCGAAGATTAAGCTGTCTGCGTCTATGAGTAATATCATTCTATAAAACTAAACAAAATTGGTTTATAAACAAAATGTTTAATAATCTAATTTAGATTTATTCTTGTGGCTTCGTTTTCCTTGAGTAAATAAACAGGTTTAAGTAATCTTTTTTTAGTCCATAGTGTAGTATCAGGGCAATACATATCTACTGGTTCTGGAAGTTCTAATGCATTTAACCAGTATAGATAGTTACCTTTAGGGTCGTTAACGAAATATAGCTTTACTACTTTTTTATCCATTTTCATTAATGCATCATATTTATATTTTTCTAACATTTTTTCTTCATAGTATTTGTTTCTAAATTTCATTTCAATAACACAAGGATTTCCTTTAGGTGTAAATCCACAAGCATCATAATGCTTAAAACCATCTCCAGTCCATTCTAAATTCCAGCCATCCATATTCAAAAAGGCAACTAATACTTTTTCAAACTTTTTTATTGTTTCAATTCCCATTGTTCCAAACAATATTTAATTCAGTAATCCATTTATTTATTAGTTTGGGATTACAGGTACAAGGTTCGAAGTATTTATGATCGTAATAGGTTGCGTGGAACTTACATACCATTTTAAATTCTTCACGACTAATGGTTGATTTTTTTGAAAGCCTAAATTTTTCCCAGTCTTTGAAATCATATTTATTAAATTTTACCATCTTTTAATTTTTATTTCATTCCAGTCTTTACGTCTTTTGTCGCAATTACATTCAGTTCCCATATAGTTGTGATATTTGTCTACAAGCCATTTGATGCCTGTATATTTTGTAATGTAGAATATTAAGTCTCCTAATTTCATAATAATTCTTTTATATTATTTAATTGATTGTTTTTAATAAAATAACCATTTGTTTTTAATTTAAAATTTGTTCCATTATTTCTTTTTCTTAAAGTACCTTTTTTTAAAAATTCTGATTTTTGTAATAATTCATCTTTTGTAACCCAACCACATATTTCTAAAACATTGTTTTTTTTGTTCAATGAATTAAATATATATATTTCGCAATCAAATTTATCTTGAAAGGCTATCAAATGGTGTACATATTCATCCTTCATAAATACATTTCTACCCATAGTTTTTACATCAACTTTTTTATTCTTATACAAAAAATCAAATCCTCCATCAAATCCATTAGTAAATTTATGTTTTACATTAAATACTTCTTTAGTCAAAACTTCTCCTAATAAACCTACTAATTGGTTTTCTTTATTTCCATTAGCAGAATGTCTATTGCCCATATTATTATTTTGCAAATAATTCCAACATTTTAATTTAAGTTCTTCTGTAATGTCTAATGTCATAATAATTTTTTTAGTTTCTCTTTTACTTTTTTATAAGTATTATAAAGTGAGTAGTAAGGTATGCCAGACTTTCTTGATAGTTGTGCAATACTTTCTCCACCTTCTATGATCTCAAATATCTTTTTATCATACCAATACATATTGTTTAGTTCGTTTTGTATTGTAGCATAGACTTCTTCATAATTAGCTGCATCAAAGTCTGCTAAAAAATCCCTCATATTGTCTATAGATAACGTATTGACTTTAGCCTCTTTGCGTTTTAAATCAAGGAACAAAGATTTTAATGTCTTAAAAATATAGTAATAATTATAGTCATCTCCAAAATCAATATCTAATCCTTTGTTTATTCTTTTTTGAATTTTGATATACATTTCTTGTGTAATATCTTCTGCTGTTTCTTTGTTACAGCCAAAGGAGCAAACAATGTCAATCCATACTTGATGCTTTTTATAGATGTCCGATAAGTAGTTTTTCATAATTTAGTTTTCCAAAGGGTCATATAAATCCCCTACGATTTCAGGTAGTCCTATTTCATTTACCTTAAAACTAAATGTCTCAAACGCATAACCCCTGCTTCTTTTGCACTTTACGGTTATCCATTCTTTATTAACTGTATTTGCTTCTAATTGTATTTGTGTTTCTGCTTTTTTTTCAAGAAATGAACCTAAATGTCCTGTAGGTTTATCACTTCCAAAGTTAGAATGTATCACGCACATAATATGTACATTGTATTTAGCTGACCATTCCATAAGTCTTTGCACACAAGCATTTGATTCTTCTATGTTGTTAACGTCTGCACATAAATCTGCAATACCATCTACAATAAGTAAACCAGCTTTTTCAGCTTTATGTTCTAAACAATAATCAATAAAGTCAATTCTATCTTTATAACCTATTCTTCTTAATCCATAAGTTAAATAGCCATCAGATGTTCCTGCCATTTCTGCTACTCTTTTAAATACTTTTTGGCAATGCCATTTGCCCATTTCAGTATCTATGTGGATTAACTCTTTGCCTTCTCTATGCCCTTTTAAATCTCCTCCAAAATGATTTTGGTCAGATAAATAAACAGAAGCAAGTAATGATATAAAGAATGTCTTTTTAGTCTTCGGAGGTGCTTGTACAAAGCTAAAGTTTCCATAAGTTCCTATTGGTATAGGTAAAAGCATATCTTTATTTTTTCCTTTTATTAATGTTTCTCCAAGCGATATGGCTACAGGAGGATATTCTAATTTTTCATTTATATCTATAGTACAATCTTCTTCAATAGATTGCATAATAAGATATTGTTCTGTTTGTTGTTCGTCCAGTCGTAATTGCATTTGCATAAATATATAAAAAAAAGGGGTGTGTTAGACCCCTCTTAAAAAATAAATGTTTTTTAGTTCTTAAAATGGTAGGTCGTTAGATACTGGAGCAGTTGTGTTTGCTCCTTCTCTTTCTGCTAACTTAATAATGTCGTTAGTCCATACTACTTTACCATTTCCAAGATAGTTCTTTTGTGCTTTAGCTAATCTTTCTTCTTTTGTTTGTGAATCCATAATAGCTACGTTGTTTCCGTATCTTGTTTCATCATTTAAAGATATTGTTAAGTTGTAATATACAGCTCCGTCTTTACCTTTGATGAATTTTTCTTTAGGTAGTTTATCTACTCTAATACTTGCATTGATAATTGCACTCATAATTTATTGATTTTAATTAATGTTTTCTTTTGTAATCCATTTGCCTTGTAGGTCAATAACTGTATAATTGTGTTCAGTTAAAAGTTCTATAGCTTTATTTATTTCTTTTGCTTTTTGCCTATAATGGTCAAATATTTGGTTTTCAAATGCGTTATGTTCTTTATACATCTTTCTTAATTTTAGTTATTAATTCTTTTTTTGTAGTTTTCTTTTTAAATGATTCAGATTCATCTTCTGACATTACACCCAGTTCGTAAAACCCTGATAGTTTTAATACACCCCTTGACATTGCACGTTTTTCTGCCATTTCAGCTACATACCAAGAATTAGTAGAACCATCTTTAAAACCTGCTCCTTTTAATGCACTTCCAAATGTTTCTATTTTGGAATCTCCTTTAGTTGCAATAGCTTTAAATACTGCAAAGTTAGGTTCGCACTTTACTACATCATAAGTAATGTTAATTTGTGCTTTAGCTTGTATTGCATCTATACCTGCACGAGTTATAATTGTGTAGTGTTGATGTTTAAAAAAGTGATTAGGATTTAATTCGTACTTCTCGTAAAGTTCTTTTAATTTTTCTTTGTTCATAATGTTATTCTGTTTTTTTGTGAAACTTCCAATTTAGCATTTAGCATTTCATTTTCTTGATTACTAAAGTCTAATTGTTTTTTTAAGTCTTTGATTTCTTCTTCTTTGTCTTTAATAAAGTTTTGATAGAAACCAACTTGAACGTAATGTTCGTGATAGGAAATTGTTCTTTCTGTTGTCATATTTATTGTATTTGTGAAATATAAATATAAACAATTTATTTAATAAATAAAAAAAAGGAGCTAATTTAATTAACCCCCTTTCTTGACAAAGACAAATGTAACAGAACTATATAAATATAAAAATTAGTTTAAGTCCTTTATTAACAAGTTATATTTAGTTATTAACTTCTCAATTTCTAGTGTAGAAAATTTAGTTATTTGTTTTGCTTTATAGTAAAGTGATTCAGAACACCCAGCTCCATATTCTAAATCAAGATTTTTACCAAAAATAAACTGTTCTCCATACTTAAAAACATTACATCCTGCACATTGTACTTGGCAATTTATTTCATCCCATCTTGTTGAATAATGTCTGCGACTTTGAAAATGACCACATTGAAGTCTTTTATAATGGTCTTTTTTGCCACAAGTAAAACATTGAGCTATTTCGTTTTTAGCATATCTTTGTCTTATATATAAACTAAATACTTTGTCAAGTTTTTTAATTAGTTTACTTCTGGTTAATTTTTTCATTTGTAGGCATAACGTAATTGCATTTTTTACATAGGTAGAAAAAACCATTTTGATTACTACCTAAATATAACATTTTAATTTTACACTTAATACATTTCATAATAACTAAAAAGAAAGAAAAAGAAAAAGGACAAAAAGAAAAAGAAAGAAAAAAGCCTACAAAAAAGAAATAATTTAATTACCTGTTCCAAGCACCTTCCATCTTTATTAGGTTGTGCAAGTTTTGCTATAAGCTAAACAAATATATAAAAATTTATTAAACTTTACTTTCTCATTATTTTAGCTGTTTTTTCTATACCTCTTGATGTGAAATAAAACCCTAAACTCATTATAACTATTTGACCAAGCAAATCTACATATTGATTAGCTATATTAAATTCTCCTATGTTTCCGTCTGTAACTGCAAATAAAGTATATAGAACTAAAGAAAATATAGTTAGCAAAGGTCGTATGTTTTTACTTAACCAACTATCGGAAGCCATATCGTTAGCGTGTCTTGACGTTATTTCTTTTTCTAAATCAAGTTCTGCTTTAATAAATATCTGTTCCATCTCTTTTTCAAATTGAGCTTTTTCAACTTTACTAAAAGTATGTGTGTCTATTATGCCAGATATTTTTTCTGCTATATTACCTCCTGCTCCTCCAAATAATTTTGCTAAAATATTTTTCATAACTTATTTTTAATATAATTAGTGTTATTATTATTGTAAAAATGTTTAGATGACTTTCGCCACATAAACCAAAAAGATGTTTTATAAATTCCATAATTATTCTTTTGATATAATGTTAACTATTTCTTGTATTTGTTGTTTTGTAGCTTGTATTTTAAATGATAGATCAGCTACATACTGCATTCTAACTTTACCATTTTTATCTATTATAGCAATTACTGGAACTGCTGTTATGTTTTTTCTTATGTCTGCAGGTTGGTCTTTTAAATAACTAAATTTGATTACAGCGTTTTTTATGCTTGATAAATCATAATTGTTTTTATAATTCCATTTTGCATTAATTTGTAAAACAGTTGTTTCTTGTGCATTTAACGAACACACCAATAATACAAAAAGAACATATAGTAAATGTTTCATCTTCTAAATACTTTAATTTCTAAATCTCTAATTGATTCTTTATTTTCTTGTATATCCTCTTTTAAATTTTTTGTGAGGTTATCTATTTGAATTACATTAGAACGTATTAATTCATCTTTAAGCTGAAACTCCATACGCTGTACAAATTCATCTCCACTAAAGGAATCTATTTTGTTTTGTAAATCAGATATTTCTCCTTGTAAAGTAAACCACATACTCGCAAGTGATATTGTTCCTGCTATTATAATACCAATAGTTTTTAAATCTAATTGTACGTTTGTATCTTCACTAATCTTTGTTGCCATTTATTTTTTGTCTATTTGTTTTAATTTACTTATTGCCCAATTAACACCAGCAGAACCTCCCCAAGCATCCCACATTAACCCTCCACATCCTTCTGTATATGGAACGTCTTTATGTTGTTGATGTCTCTTAAACGAAGCCATACGAGCTATTGTGTCTCTTGTTATGTTTTTACCATCTGCAAGTTGTCTTGCTCTTGTCCATCCTACTTGTGTTCCACAACTACTTCCATTTTTTTCTTTAAACGCTATTGCTCTTTTTGCATTACTTCTTGCACCTTTAGGATAATCATTATAAGATTCTAATTCTACAGAACCTTTAAAAGATTTATAACAAATAGCTACAGCTTGTTTTTCAGGATGGTACTTCATTAATTGAGGTACGCATCGCATCATATAGTCTTTTTGTTTTTCTCCTTGTTTCTTTTTAGGTATGGGCATCGTTATAAAATTTAAAGTGTAATACAATAAAAATTAAATATATATTCAATTCATCAAAATTTGTTTCTTCATCTTTTGGCAAATAACTAAAACCAATTAATATGCCAAGAGCAAACCTTTCAATAAAAGCAAATTCTACACGCTTCATTTACAACTTTTACATTCTCCTGTATAAGTATAGTATCTGCCTTTGCGTTTTATTTCTAAAACTTGTTTTCTGTTTTTCTTTTTACTCCAACTAACGTGAATCCATTTTGGTTCGCCATCTTCATTAGGATATTCGTTTATTAATATATCAAAGTCTAAATGGTCTTTTATGTAGTGTAGCATTTCTAAATTAGTTTTGCCACCTAAAGAATCTAAATCTATAGCTAAACCCTCTTTATGAGCTGATGAAATAGCACCACCAATTCTTGAATTAAGTTCTTCTGACCTATAAAAACTATTAATTCTTATAGGATGGTCGACCCATTCTCTTAATGGCTGGAATATTTTTTCAGCAATTAGTTCCATATTCTCAATATGTTCTTTTTTAGGCTTGTTTGATATGCCTAAACGCTTTGCTGTTTCGGAATGTACTGCTTCCTTATAGCTTATGTTTTCGCTTATTTTCTTCATACATTAAATACCATTTGTGAGTTGTGTACAAGATAGTAACTGTAAGTAGTATGATTTTTAATACCATATCTATATTTGTAAAACTTAACGTAAACGCTGATAAATTCATTACATACAATTTCATATCTTGAAAACTCATTATTCTTTTTCTTTTATTTCTTCATATGACCCATCTTTTAGGTCTATGTTAATCTTGCCATAAGATTCTTCTAATTTCTTTTTAGCTTCTTCTTGTTTAGAAATTTCTTCAGCGTACATATGGTTTAAGCTATGGATTTGTGTACTTAACAATCCAATATCGTGCTTAATAGCATTTAGTTTGCCTTGTAATTCTTGTAAATCTTTTAATTCTTCTTTTGTAATTTTTGACATTTTATTAATTTTATGATTAAGATATAAATATACTAATTTTTACATTTACATTCTTGTTTCAATTTGTCTACTTCTGCTTTTAGCTCTTGTATTGACTTAACTAATAATGGAACAATTTTAGAATAATCAACACCTTGCATTTCTTTACCATCTTTTTCTCCATTTACTGCTTTTGGTAAAACTTCTTGCAGTTCGTGAGCCATAACTCCAAAATCACTAACACCAGATTTTTTTAATTTATATTTATAAACAGGTATTTTAGAAACCATATCTAAACCTGCAAAGTCTTGTAAATCTTCTTTTAGCCTATAATCAGAAGCAGATAGATATTGTGTAGTATTAGATGAACCATTAACTACAATTTGACCACAATAATTTCGTGATGCATCTCTAAAGACAATAGCACCAACATTTGTGTTTGCATCACTACCTGTACTAATATCAACTACATTTCCAGAATTTCCAGATGGTGCTTTTATTTCTAACCTATTAGCTAATGTTGGATTATCATCTCCAATTCCTACAACCCCCCCACTTGTAATACGCATTTTTTCTGTAGCAGGAGTATTATCTACATTTCCATTTGGTGTATTAGTCCAAAAACTTAAAGCTGTTGGAGAATTTCTTGCTGAACCATTTTCATTTACAATAGCTATTCTACCTGCATCAATAACACCTTGAGCATTAGAATTATCAAGTGTAGAAAATCCTAAATATCCATTAGAATTTTGTCCTGATACTAAAGAAGTTCTAACTGATACTAATTGTAATATAGAATTATAACTATTATTAGTCATTTTATCAGAAAAGAATGTAGCTGTTGTAGGCTCAACTTTTGAGGTAGCTAAATTATAAGGGGGTTGTGTTGCAACTGTAAATTTACTATTAACAATGTCTACAACACTACCTGTAGCAGAATAATTAATTCCAACATTTCCAGAACTATTTATACGCATTCTTTCTGCGTTATTACTGTAAAATGTTAAATTATTTCCAATGCTACCAATACCTTGAAGTGAATAAGTTGTGGTATTATCCATTATAGATAAATACGCAGTGCCATCCGTTGATTGAAATTTTGCTACCTCATTAGCAGTTCCACTATCAACAAATAATCTACCTGTATTAACATCTCCTGCAAAAGTTGCGTTTCCTGAACTGTTTATTGTTAATCTTAATGTATCAGAAGTATATAACTTAATTTCTTTTGCTTCTTGATTATTAATTAAAAAATCTCCATCTGAATCAATACCCATAACAGTTCCATCACTTGCTGTTGTTCCTGTTGTTCCATTTGTAAATTGTTGATAAACTGGTGTTGAAGCTGTTGAATTAGATAAACCTAATCTCATATTAGGAGTACCTCCGATTCCTACATTTCCTGAACTATCTATACGCATTCTTTCTGTATTGTTAGTACCTGCTGCTGTACCTGCTGTTCTAAAAGATAAATGATTAGTAGCACCACTACTTGATGTGGTCTCATAAGAAATTGATGCTTTTACACCTGCTCCTGCTCCTGATGCGTCAGCAGAATAAAAATTAATTGCTCCATATTTATCTCCTGTTGACCAACTTGAATTATTAGTTGTACTTCCTAAAGTTATTATTGAAGTGTTTTTAACACCTTCTAAATTTAAAAGTGTATCAGGCGAATCAGTCCCAATTCCTACATTCCCTGAACCATTAACTATAAATGCAGTTCCTGCTGAATTATCAACTTGCAATATACCTGTTGTACTTGAAGCTGCATTAGTATTTTTAACGTGTAATCCTATTTGATTAAATTCTCCTTGTTCAATATATGCTCCTTTAGTTGCTGCAGAAAAAGGTGCTAATACATCTAATTTAGCACTTGGCGTTACTCCTATTCCTACATCTCCTGCAAAAGTTGCACCTCCTGTATGTGTAAAGGTTATTTTAGGTGTTGTATTTGCATTATGATAAAAATTCAATAATGTACTTGCCCCTCCTGTTGCACCTATGTCCCAATAACTTGATGCACCACTATTTTCTATTACTCTTAAAGCTGAAAATAAATTTGGAGATACAATGGTTGTAAATGCGTTTAATGATGCTGCTGCTGTCGTACCAGTACCTACTAATATTTTTCCTGCAAAAGTTGCGTTTTGTGATGTGTCTAAAGTTAAAGCTAAAGTATTATTAGTTAAAAATGCTAAATTATTATTAGTTGTTGTTCTAATACTATTTTGGTCAACACTTAATGTTTGTGTTGAAGTTTGTAAAAGTAATGTTGCATCTCCAGAAGCAGGGTCGACTGTTATTGTATTCCCTGTTACATTAACATCTCCTGTAAAAGTTGCGTCGCCAGAAGTAATTAAACCTCCTGTAATATCTAATTGTGCTTGAGGATTAGTATTACCACCAAGTCCTATATAACCATTAGAAGTTTTAGCAAATAAAACTGTACTTCCAGTTTGAAAATTATTATCAAAAGATTGAAAAAAGAATCCACCAAAAGAACCCTTTGCTTCCATTCTCCAGTTGCTATTTGTATTATCAGTATCTTCAAAATCAAGTATTGGTGTTGAATCTGAAATTGTTATGTCATCTCCAAAAGTAGATTTTCCTGTAACATCTAAAGTTCCTGCAACTAAAGTATTTCCACTTGTAGCATTTACTGTAAACTTATTTGTGTTTATTGCTAAATCGCCTGTAAAAGCAGTATTTCCACTTGAAGAAGCTACTGTAAATTTATTTGTATTTACTGCAAAGTTTCCTGTTGAACTTAAATTAGTATTTGTTGTTAATGAACCATCTACTGTTATTGCGCTACCTGATTCAGAAACTATTGAATCTGCTATTACACTTGTTGATGACCATTTAGTTAAGTTTCCTGTTGTTCCTGTTCCGTCTACTTGGCTATGGTCTAATTTAGTCCATTGATTGTTTGCACCTGCTATAACCCAGTCTCCGACTGTCCAGTTAGAAACACCATTTAAACTTGTAGTACCTCCTACACTTACAACGTAATAATGTCCTTGCGTTATAAAAGGGCTATTATCTATTGTATAGGCTTCTCCACTTAACATTATGTCAGCATCTAAAGAAAGTGTTGTATCGCTATCTACGTTTGAAACTAATGCAGTTTGACCATCTACTTGGTTAACTACTTTGTCTCCTACTGTTACTGTACTTGTGAAAGAAGCAGAACTATCTACTAACTTGTTTGCACTTGTTGAAGTTGTTGTTCCGTTTGCAGCTTCTCCACCACCATCGCTTAATACTGGCGAATTAGTATCTGCATCCCAAGAACCTATAAATCTTAAACCACCTGCTAATCCGTTTACTTGTGATTGTAATTTTCCAAACCCTTCAACTATTGTATCTGTAGCTAAAACAGAACTTGCAGAAGGCGAAGTTAATCCTGTTAATACTTTGCCTGTTACTGAATTGTTATCTAAAGTTACTGCACCACTTACATTATTAGTTCCGTCTACACTTGAAATAGTACCTGTTGCTTGACCTGTTAAAGATAAATCTCTTGCAGTTTGCCATTTCGTAGCTGTATCTGCGTTTCCTGTAAGGTCTCCAGTTACATCTCCTTGTACATTTCCTGTAACATTGCCTACTAAATTTGTTGAAATAGAACTTGGTAAACCTATTTGTATTTCTTGACCTGAACCAGATGTTTCAATTTCATTAGTTGTTCCTACTACACTTAAAGTTTCAGAATTTAAAACTACTGCACCACTACCTGAATCTGTTATAAAATCTAAATCACTTGCATTGTTTAAACCTTTTACATAAGCAGTTGTCGCTACTTTTGTGGAATCATCACTTGAAGATTGTGTTGTAGCTACAGAACCATTTGGCAATGTAACCCCTGCACTTGGAAATTGTAAACTTAATCCTTGACCAGAAGCAGAAGATTCTATTTGATTTGCAGTTCCTGTTACTGCGAATGTTTGTGTGTTTAAATTAACATCGCCTGTTCCACTATCTCCAGAAAAATCTAAATCACTTGCAGCGTCTAAAGTGTCTACATAAGAAGTTGTAGCTATTTTTGTAGAATTATCTCCTGCTGTTTGTGTAATAGCATTTGAATTGTTAGGTAAATTAACACCTGTAGAATCTAAAGAAAATGTTATTGATTGACCAGAAGCTACTGTTGTTATTTCGTTTGTAGTTCCTCCTATTGCAAATATTTGTGAATCTAAATCTATTTGACCAGAACCTGTATCGCCTGTAAAATCTAAATCCTCAATAGTAATTTGAGCAGCAACATAATCAATTATTGCAGCTGTAGTAGGAATTGTTGTATCGTTATCATTATTACTTATACCATCTGCAGCATCTACAAATTTACTTATTGTAATGTTTTCTCCTGTATCTTTTAAAGAACCAAATTCAAGTATTGCAGTAACTTTAAAATCTCCTGCTGTATTCATAAATATTCCACTTGCTAATCCTGTACCATCTGTAAGTTCTTTTAATGATGCAGTTAAGGCAGCATTATCAATAGTTTTGATTAGCCCTGAATAAGTATCTGATATTCTTGTGTTAAATAGACTTGCCATATTTTTTATTTTTTTCTTGTTTCTTTAAAAACGTTTTTAGTTTTTCTATATTCTTTTGTTTTGGTTTATATCTCATAATACCCAGCCATTAAATAAAGCGTCATAATCTGGATATATATCGTCATTTGTATTACTTGTATATTCAGGATAATCTGATTGGTTAAATGACATAAAATCTATGAAACGTCTTGAGTAATATTCCATAAATTCTCGTGCTTTGTCAACTAAATAATCTACTTCATTTTTACTTACTGTTTCGCTTGTTTCTGACCTATGCTTAAACACACCACCATTTTTAATAGAATAAGCTGCAAAAGGAATATAATATACTTGTGCTGCCCAAATTAACATTGGCTGTAAATGTGTGTTAAGTAATGTTTTGTATTTAGCGTTAGCTACGTCATCAATTTCGCCATTAGCTATTAATGTTGATATTTTATTATATAAATCTGTTCCTGTATAGTTTTGTATATCTATTTCTTGAGCTACTTTAATAAACTGTATAAATTTATCAGTATCTACATTCCCATCTAAAATGGAATTTCTTACAAGGTCAGTTCTATTTATAAATAATGCTGTTGCCATAATTTTCTATTTTGGGTATGCTCCTCTATTAGGCATATTAATTGGTGCTATTTCTGATTGTTTAGTTCCTCTTGGATTTTTAATATACGTTTTAGGTATTGTTCTTGTTTTCTTGTAATCGATTAAATCTTTAGAAGGTTTTGTATTTTTCTTTAAACGATATAGTTGACGCATCCATTTATGTCTACAATATATCCCACCTTTGAATTTAAATAAATCATAAGGTTTTTTGTTATGTCCTAATTCTCTATTCACACCATCTCTTGACGCTTTATCAATATCTTCAAGTCTATATACAATTCCACTTTTAGATAAACGCATCATATTCTCGCAAAAATCTCTTGTAGAATTACTTGGTTTTTTAGAACCTACTGCATATTTATATCTAATTTTATAATTTTTAGAATCTAAATAACTAAAGCCATCTGGTTTAGCACTTATTTCGTCTTTTAGTTGTTGGAATAAACTCTTTTTTTCATCAATACAAATGTTAGCCCAGTCTTCATCGCTTATTTCAGAACCTTCTTGTAATTCATCTACAAGTTCCCATTCTTCATTTATTACTTCTCCTTTTAAGTTTTCTAAAATAACATCTCCAAGTTCACTTGACATTTTAATAGGAATACAATTAGGTACTAAACGACCACCTTTTACTTTCATTCCGTATTGTTCGTAACCAGTTTCACAAGGTTTCTTTAAATCTATTTCATCGTGTGATTCACAAGGCATATACCATACTTTATCTCCTTCTTTGTGTTCGTGATGACCAGAACATCCCATTTTTTTTGCTTGTTCTTCTGCTTCTTCTTTAGTTTCGTAAACTTCGTAACCGTCTACTTCTTTTAATTCAACAGACATTTTAACTCCTGTTTCTTCTTCTATATCTTCATCACTTTGTACACTTCTATCAACATCTGTAAATTCTAATGGCTGTAACGTAATAAAGTATAGGTTTAAGGCAATATTATTGTAAGCAAGTATAGTATCAAAGCAATCTATTAAAAGTTCCTGAAATGGTCTTATAACAGTATTATCCATAAGTAAGGAAGCAGTTTTTATTTCATCTGCATTATTTCCTAATCCTGTATTGTCTTTTATACCTAATAACATAGGACTAACAACTCTATGGGCTACTAATACTTTACTTTGTGATTCATCACTTAAAAATTGATATTGGTTATGTGCATCACTTAATTGAACTGGTGTTATTTCAGCTTGTGCGTCTTTGTTGTCGTTGAAACTTAAAATAAATTTACCTGCATTAGAACTACCTGAAAACTTTTGTGCTATTCTTGCTTCTATAAGTTCTCTTTCTTGTGGATTAGGTGTTCCGTTGTTAAAGTTAATTAACATTGAAGGACTTAAACCATTCATTATGTTGTTTAGGTGGTAATTAGAAATTTCTTCTTCTAATTCAGCATATTGAATACCTCCTTGATAATCTACAGGTGCGTAATAATAAAAACCAGACTTGTAAGGTTTTATGTAATATATTTCTATATTTTCTTTTGACATCCCATAAGCTGGTATTCTTAACGGCTTGTCGCTTGGTTTTAATTTAGCCCAGTCTTTGAAATAATAGTAAGCAGGTATATCTCCATCTTCATTACATTTTTCTGCTCTTAATGTTTCTACTGGTATGTGTTCTATTTGTGCAATCTTATTTCTGTCTTTAGAATAAATTATTTGCATAGCACATTGACCCATAAGTTTAAGGTCATAACTTAATTTTCTAACTACATCTTTTTTTAGAAGCGTAATCATTTCAGCGTATTGTTCTGGCTTTCTATTTGAATCTGTAGCTCCTAAACCTTTCCCATAAATTTGTTGGCTAATACCATTAATACAAGCGTTGTTTGTAGGACTTCCATTGTATCTGTCTATTAAAAATTGAAAGTAATTATTGTCATCGCCATAAGCTATCCAATCTTGATTAGGTACTTCAACAATTTCTGGACTTGTATAAGTACTTAAATTTACAAAACTTACTTCTGATTTAGACCCTCTAACAAATTGACCTAAACTATTTCTTTTTCTTTTTTTCATATTACAATGTAATCATTATTATAAGAATTGTCTGTTATGTATTGACCTTGATTTATGTCATAATATAAATTATCCATTTGGTCTATTTCTTGGTCTGTACAGAAAATCCTGTCTTTAAATATATCTACAATGTTTGTTGTATCTACATTCCAAAATTCATTATATAATTCCCAAAGAAAATAATTAGTATTCCAAAAGTTTGGGTCTGTATATAATTCTAAATCGTAAAAATGACCTTCAACAAGTACAGGACTAAACGCTTGTGAAAATGTTAAATAATTTCCAGATGTTATAGCTCCTGTAACTTCATATATTTGTTTGACGTTTGTACTATCGTCTCTTATAGATAAAGTAAATTCGCTTCCGTAAACTCTTGGAATTACCTTAAAGTCTTGAGCCGATGTAATAGTCTTTAATACAATCATTTTATATATAACGTAATAAATAACTTATTTTGTGAAAACATTAATGCAAAAAAAAAGCACCCCAAAGGATGCTCTTAATTTAATATCAATAAATATTAGTTAACTGGTATTTGTTCTGCATCAGCAGTAATTAATCCTGAATCTAAAAAGTAAGGAGCTAATTCTTCTTGACCTTCCATTACTAAAGTGAATCCTGATAAATCTCCTGCAGCAGCTCCAGTAACTACTGTTCCTGAAACAAACTCCATTCCGTTTTCAAGTCCACATAAGAATTGATTTCCATAATAATCTTCAACACAAACATAAGGTCTTGCAACTGCAATCTGTTGTAATTCTGCTTGAGTTTTAGCATCAAGGAATGTTAGTGTTAAATTTAATGTTTGTGTATAAAAAGTAGTTCCATTTTCTCTTGAACTTGTTACAGTAGTTTCAAGTGAAGAATTTCCTTTTACGTCAAATTGATACCAGTTAGGCTGTGTTCCTGCAATAGTTGTTACTTGCTTTGTAGTCGAATCTACAGTAACGCCAGTAATACCACCGAAGTCTCCAAACCAAACTGTTTTTATGCCACCGAAGGCACTTTTACAAGGTAATTTTCTCCCTGTGTTTAATGTACAAGCCATAGTTTATATTTTATTTTATAAAAAAAGGGTAAGTAAGCATATACCCACCTACCCTTTATTTTTGGTTAATTTAATTTATTAAGAATAAAGTACTATTTCAGACCCTATTCCGTACTGTACTCCAGCAGTAAATCTCATAATTACTCTTACGTTTTTACTTCCGTCAATGTCAGCCATATCAATTAGCTTAACAAGGTTGTAATCAGACATTAAGCCTGTTCCAAAGAATAAGTTAGATTTTTGTGCAGCCATTGCATAATTGTTTGGTAAACCATTAGCAACAAAGATTTTTACACCATCAATAGAAAGATTTTCTCCTCCTGCATACCATAGTGTACCTCTATTGTCAATTCCATTTGCACCTACAGAACCTACATTTTCAGTTCCTGCAACGTTAGTTATAGCAGCATATCCACCTAAAGCTCTTACATATGCTTTAGCAATGTTTTGTGAAACGTAAATGTGTAAATCGTCTTTACCATATAATGTGCTTGGAATAGCATCTACAATTTTTCCAAGTTCAGCAATAACATTTCCTGAATTAACTCCACCACCTACAGCAGCAACGTCAATTACGTCTGCATCAGCAGTAGCTAAAGTTGTGAATCCGTCAAATTCTCCAGCTTGTGCGCCACCAAGATTTCCTTGCCAGATATTGCTTTCAGTATTAGCAGATACTTGTTCTGCAACGTGAGCAATTAAAAAACTTGAAAAATCAGGAGGTAAATTATCAAAAGCTGAATAGCCCATAGATACTGCACCCCAATCTGACTCAAATGGTGTTTTACATAATTCAAGGTTAACTTGAAATTCTGTTGGCTGTATGATTCTTTCAGTAAGTGTAACAGACCCAGCAGATGTGAAGTCACAAGAGTCATCTGTAATTAAACCAGAAGTAACTACTTTTTTCATAACTTCTTTAAACTTGATGTTTGGCTTAATTTCGACAGCACCCTGACTTAATGTGTTACCACTCAATAGAGCAGCAGCGATGTACTTACCTGCAAATTCTCCAGCATAAGTAGTAGTAATAGTTGGTTGTGGCATAATTTTTTATTTTATTTATTTAATTGATTTAATATATAGTCCATTGTAGAAGGGCGTCTGTTAGGAGCAATTCTAAAATTTTCCTTTTTTGCATTTCCAGCTTCTGGATTATGCTTGATTGGAGCAGCAGCAGGTTGTGATAATTCTTCCTTTAATTGCTCGTTTACTTCTTCGTTAAATTCTTCTTTAATTGTTCTGGATTTAGGTTGTCTTGAAACTTCTTCTTCCATTTCAACTTCTTTTTCTTCTTCCATATTGCTTTCTCCTACTTTAGATTTAAGGTCAGCAATGGCATCTTCAAGATTTTTAATTCTTTTTTCCATACCAGCCCAGTCTTCTACGTCAGCTTCTTCTTCCATTTCTTCTTCCTTGTCTTTGTACTCTAAATCTTCAGTTTCATCTTTAGATTCTTCTTCCTTTTGTGGAACTTCGTCAGATACTTCTCTAACGTCATCAATAATTCCTTCTTCTGCAACAACTACAAGTCTACCATCTTCAAGTAGGTATTCTCCTACTGGCATAGCAACTTTTTCGTCATCTGTAAGAATGAATATCTCTTTACCTTTTTCAAACGATTCTGCTTCTACACGAGTGCCGTTCTCAAGTTTTTGTTCTTCAAGTTTAACTTCTATATTTAGAAGGGTCTTGATTTGGTTTAACATTTCAGTTGATTTCATAATTATATATATAACGTGGTTAATTAATTTTTTTGCATTTTCATATTGTTCTTGATATAACTCCTATGCCTTGCGCCCATAAAGAACCATCACAACATTTTCTTGAATAAGTATTTTTGTCTTTACATAAACAAGCACGTCTTGAACTTTTAGGACTCGAATGACTTGGGAAAAATGTTTTTTTAGGCATCTATAATTTTAAATTTTCTTATAAGTTCTTTGACTATTTTTTCAAATTGTCTTACACTAAATTCTCCTCCAACTACTGCATCTTCTAAATCTTCAAGCACAGGGTCGTTTGATATACCTAATTCTTTATATGCTGATTCTAATTTTTTTAATAACCTATTACCTTCCTTTACTTGTTTATCAAATCTTGGTATAGCTCTTTCAATAGTATCTATAGGAGGAGAACTTCTCCTAACTCTTGTAATTTCTTTTTCTAAATTGTCTATTAATTTTATAGTTTGAGCAGCTTCTTTTTCTGATTTTTTTCTTAAATCTTCTATTTTTCTTAATTCTTTAATTATGCTTTTTGCATCATCTACTAAAGCAAGTTCAACTTTTTCTGATTTTAATTCAGTTTGAATCATACTGAATATTTTGTTTATATGCTTACTCATAGTTATATTATTTTTGCTGATTTTGCTTCGCTGTTTACTTTGTAATACAAATCATTAATTTCATTTAATCCTTTTACATCAGAATACTTTAAACCTATTTTAACTACTGCAGCTTTAAATTGATTTAACCATTTTACAGTTTTTAAAATTTCTGGTTTAGTTTCATTTTTAAAAGATTCAAAATCTCTAATCCCTTTTTGTATTTGTTTTAATTTAGCTTCGTATTTAGGAATTTCTTTAACATTAGCCAATTCTACTTTTTCGCCTTTAACGATTTTTTCTATTTCACTTAATAATAAGTCTGCTTGTTTTTCTGACATATCTTCTTTAATTGATTCTTTTGGTCGTTCCATTTTATCTGCAAAGTAGCCTTCTATTGAAAACCCTTTTACTTTACCTGTTTTTACATAGTCATTCCAGACTTCATCATTGTTGACTTTTACAGCTCCCATCCAAGTACCTACTGGTACATTCATACCATACTTTCTGGACTTGTCGTGTACTTCATCTTCAACAAGCCAAGATTCTACTAAACTTAAACCACTTAATGAATGTTGGTGTTCTAATGTAGAATTGTTTTGATTGCCTTTTGTCAAATACATTTGGGATGCTTTCAATACCGTATCTTTAGAGAAGTATATATAATATTCATCTTCTCCATTATTTCGATATATAGGCTTGTTTGGTATTAATAAAGCTCCCATTAATATCTTTTTTTCTTTATCTATTTCTGCAAGTTTAATTTCATTACTTTTTAAAGCAACAAAATCTTCTTCTATGGCAGGATTTTCAACTATGGATATTGCTTCGATTCCAGAAGCATCTTGATTTTCGTCAAGTATCAATTCGACTATCTTCATATTTTATATAACGTTATTAATTAAAAATTTTGCATTTATATTGTTGCTCCTTCTACAATATTTCTTTCAAGCCCTTGTGCAGTTGTTACATCGTTACTTACAACGTATGCTCTAACAGGTTCACTTGCTTGACTTCCTATTGCGTCTGCTAACTGACTTGTTTCTCCTTGACCTACTACATTGAAAGCTGGTGGTGCAGATGGTGTTGGGGGAATTGCTGACCCTCCTCCTACCGATGCTCCTGCTGGTGGCGTTGGTTCTGGTGTTGATGTTATTGTTTTTACGTTTGCAATACCTCCTGCAATAACTGCTGCTGCACCTATAAATCCAAATATACCTCCTTGAGCTAATGCCTTGTTTGCACCTGCATAAGTATCTCTAATGGCTTGTACTATTGCTATAGCTTTACCAAACTTTGAGTTTTTACCAACAATAGTAGCCATATCGGTTAACGCTTGTGTAGTTAAATCCTTTTTAGATTTATTTAAGTCTTTTTCTATTTGTACTTGTGTATTTGCGTTTTCTTGTTGGTATGCTAATAGTTCATTGTTAGCATCTTCATAGGCTTGTGTTCCTTGTTTGTATTGGTCTCTTTTTTCTGTTAGTCTTTTAGATTCTATTTCGCTTTCTTTTTGTGCAATATCTAATTGAGCCTGTAATCTTAAATAATCATTCTCTATTTGTTCAGCAGTAAAATCTGATTGTGCTTTATTTCTTTCTGCTTCTGCATCACTTATAGATTGGTTTAATTCTTTTTGTTCCCTATCTAATGCTAAATCATTTGCTTTTTGTTCTGACCTAAATCCTGCAACTTGTGCTTGTACTGCTAATAGTTCGTTTTGTGCTTCTATTAATGCTATTTGGTTTTCATCATTTCCATTCTTGTCAAATTGTGCTTGAGCTGCTGCAAGGATAGCATTTGCGTTAGCTAACATTGCTTTTTCTTGCTCGTCTAATACTGCATTTAATTCATCGTTTGCTTTCTTTCTTTCAGCTATTGTGTTTCTTTCTTCATCCCTTACTTGTCTTAATCTTTCTGCTTGTAAATCATATTTTTCAATTAAACCTTGATTAGCTACTGCTGCAAGTTCTGCTGTTTTAGCAAGATTAATATTTTCTGTTGCAGCTTTAATAGTTTCTTTTACATAGTTAGAAGTAGCTGTTACTACATTATCTACTGCTTCTACTGTTTTATTAAATGAATCATCAACACCTGTAACAACGTCTACTAATTCTTTACCTGCATTTTTAGCTGCATCCATTGCACCTGCAAAATCCCCTTTAAATACCTTAACTACTGCTTCTGCTAAAAAACCTAATGTATCTATTGAAGATTGTATTCTTTCTATAATATTGTTTTTAATTGCTACACCAAAATCAATTATACTTTGTACAGGGTCATCAAAAATAGCTTTAAAGAATCCTGTAATTGTACTTGTATTAGATAATATAAAATCAAAAAAATCATTAAAGGCTAATGATAATGTTTCAAATGTGATTGAAAAAAAGTCTGCTACCTTTTGATTTTCATTTAGAACTTCTGTAAACTTTGCAAAGGCAGCAACTATAAGACCAATACCTACTGCTTTTAAAGCACTACCGATTTTTCTTACACCACCAGCAGTATCTTTAGAAGCTTCTTCAACTTCTTTCATACCTTTAGCAGTATCTTTATTACTTTTTGTAACCTCTTTATTTAGATTAGATATTCCTTTTGATAAATCGTCTAAATTTTTTGATGCTTTTGCACTTTCTATCTCTAATTGAACTTCTATTTTTTGTGCCATTTTATTTCTCTTTTAATTTGTTTAAACCCTTCTTTAAAGGTTTCAGCTAATTTATATTTGCCTTGTGCAATTCTTATTGTTTCTGTTTCTCCGTCTACTATTTTTAATAATTCTAATATATTTTTTATCATAATTTTAAGGTTGACCACATAATATGTTTGTTATAACTCCAGATGAATTTACTGTCATAGTCATTAGATATGAGCTGTCTGTACATCGTGTTGTTGTTTCGCTTGAACCTACTTGATAATATGTATCTGCTGTAAGCGTTGTTGTTAATGCTTGGTTTGTATATATTACATCTCCTACTTCTAAATTTTGTGCAGCTCCAATTTGGCTTTCATAATAATAATTAGAATAATTAGGATATGTTTGATATACATCTGTCAAAACTCTAAAGTTTCCAGATACATTTCCAATGTAATTATTGTTAAGTAATTCCATATTACTTTCGCCTGTTATTAAATTAGTAGTTAAGTTGTTTATGTTATAACTTTGATTATTAATAACTACCCTATCATTCATATTAAGATTGTAAATAATCTTTAAAGGCAAATATGCTTTTAATTTTGTTAATCTTCTTTTACTATTAAATATGTCTTGTATGTATTCTAAATAATTTTCTTCAAATAATGTTCCTGTAAAATTTGTGTCTAAAGTATATTCGTTTATTTCTAAATAAAAATTAAGGTTTTTTGTACTTGTTGTAGGGTCTATACTTAAACTATTGCTTGGTATATAATAAGAAGTTAATTTACTATGAGTTCCTGACAAGTCATCTTGGAATGATATAGGTGTTGTTCCTGTACCTGTTTGTCTTATAGGATAAAATATTAAAGGTTTACCAAAGTAAGGTTCGTAATTATCGTCTACAAAATAACCATATTGTATAGTTGTTTCATTATTAGGCGCAGATAATGTAGTGTCTGCATTTACTAATCTTTCATATTGTAAATGTTCAAAAGGTATTGTTACTTTATAAATAGGATTTGGTGCGTCAAAGTTATTGCCTACTGTTGCATTTCCAGTAAAACCTTCCGAACCCCATACTTTATTTTGTAACTGTTGATATTGTAAAGCAAGTAATGTTCCTGTTCCTTCATAAGAAAAATTAATTTCTCTATATGGTAAAGCTACATTAACTTGATTTGTTTTTGTATCTACATATTCGCTTATATCATAACTTGTTCCTGCTGAATAAAAGTCATCTAACTTTTGTACTTTAATTTTGCCAAAGTCAGCATCTTGTCTATTACTTACATAGAAAGCTGTTAAATTAAACATCTTAAATATAGCTGTTAGAAAATCTATAATTTTCATATCAGGTATTTGTTCTGTAATTATAAATTCAACATCAGCTTCTGCATCAAACGTACCTGTATCATAAGTTTCAGAACCCCATACACTTCCATCTGCAAAACCTGCTAATTCCCATTCTATTTTAGAAAATTGTATGTTAGCTGATACTCTTATTATTATATTATAAACAGCAGCATCCATAAAACCAATATCGGCAGGGTCATAAGTATTGTCTCCTGTTTGTTGTGTTAATGAAGCCCACACAGTACCGTTACGATTAATAATAACATCGTAAGGTTCAGATGAAGTAGTTTCTATTGTAAGTTGTTGTAATACATTAGGCAAATATCCTGAATTAATTATTAAACCAGAACCATCCACTACTGTTGTTTTACTACCTGCACCAGAAGAAGGAAATCCTGTAACTAATGTTGGGAATGTAGTAACTTGAGTAGCAGGTTCTACTAAACCTTTTTTTCTATGTAACCACATATGTAGGTTATAAAATTCAGCATTACTTGTACTAAAAAAGTCATCTGTAAAAACTAACGAAGGGTAACTTGCAGTAATAGCTTCTATAATTTCATAAAGTCTAATAGCATATTTTAAATCCTCCCAGTAAACACCATTTGAATTAGTACCCCCTCCTTGATGCCAATATAAATTACCATTGTTAGTTCCGTGTGTTTGTGAATTGTAATATAATCTTGAAAAATTTTCAGGTGGTTCTCCGTGACTTGCTCCTGCTGTTATTAAAGGACATAATATAGCATTAGTTGTGTTTTGTAATTTTGCTTTTATATTAGTTGCATCATAGGTTAAATTGAATTGGTTTAAATCACTTAACACCCCTAATTTATCTTCTTTTAATATATCTTTTATGTTAACTGTTTCTCCAAAGAATGTAATACGATATGCGTATGGTTTATTTAATTTTAAGTCAACACCATCAAGTCTAATATAACCTTGCTTAAAAGCTACGTTATTAAGTTCTATATTTGCATCTACTTTACTTCTTGCATCAAAAGCACTAAAGCGTAAATTGTTTGGGTTTACGTTATTAAAGTTATAATAATGTTTAAAAATTTGATTGTTAGTTTTAGAAGCAGGTACTGTAAACGTTTGAGTAAATTCTGTAAATATTTTTGCAGGGTCTTTAATGTTTTGGATGGACTGATTAAACGAAACTTGTTCGTCTTTAAATAAATCAATTCTTTCATTACTAATATATAGTTGAAGTTTCTGCATTATCTAATGTTGTTTATGTAATCAAATGACATATCAAAATCAAATGTGTAATCTATTAACCTTTCATTTAATGATGTTTTTTGTATCATACTATTTTTCTTTACATTGACAGGAACATATTGTGTTGAATTTGGATTAGTAGGGTCTTGTCTTGTAAGCCAAACTTGCTCCGACAATAGTAATTGCTCAAACCATTGATTAGCCCATTCAGGATAATATCCACTACTTAATGTTATACTTGTGTTTGCAACTGTATTATAATCTTGTTTAGTATGTACATAAGGGCTATAAACTCCTGCTGTATTTAAAACAACTCTTTGAAATTGCTCTTGTTTTTTTGTTGTTGTGTTTACTGATTTTAAAAAGAACCATAAGTCTTGTAATGCACCAAACTTATTTACAAATGTAATTTTATGTCCATCTCCATATTTAGTACAATCAATTCTATTTATATTCATTTTAATCCCAGCAGGACTTCCTACAATATCTAAAGCTGTAGCCCCATAACTTTGATAGCCCATAGTCTCGTTGGCAATTATATAAGGAACAGAACCTGATGTATTGTTAGGTACATAAATATAGTATTCATCATTTATTCCTGTATGGTCAGGGTCTCCACTTATAAGCCAAGTAGGTCTTGAGCCAAAAGGTACTGTTGGATTTGAGCCTTCTGTAAAAGTTCCATAACCATCATAACCTATATCAGTTATTGTTGATGTTGTTAAAGCTGTTCCACTACCGTCTGTTGATGCGTGTGATGTTAAAGTAGATATAATAGCTAAAGTTTCAGCAGTATAAGAACCATCATAAGTTACGTTTATAAAATCCCTACATAGTTCTGCTATTTCCCAAAGCATATTTGCTCCTGCTGTTGCTCTTTTTACCAAAGTATATTCTATTGTTCCATCAATACTAATAGTTATTTTAGCAGAATTAGCTCCTGTACCTGCTGCTGCGTATTTATATTGTGGACTTCTTAATGCTATTGCTGCCATTGTTTATTTTTTTGTTCCTAATATTATTCCTTTTTCTATATCTAATACAAAGTCTTTTACTAATTCTTCTGGCAGTCTTTTAAATGCTGCTTCAAATGGTTTAGTAAAAAAGTATGTAGGTTTAAACCCTTGTGCGTATATACTTCTTTGTAATACAAATGCCATACTCTTATAACTTCCTTTTGCAAATTGACCTTTTTTGTCTCTAAATCTTATGTTCTTTTTTTGCGCCCATTCCCTTAAAGGTTGCATTGGTGGCATTTTCTGTTTGTAACTAAACTTACTACTTGGGGCTTTTTGTTTACCTCCTTTTATTAAACTTGGATTTGCACCCTTAACACCTTCGTCTTGAAACATACCATAATCTTCCATATAGAAGTCAAGTATAAATCCTTTTTGTTCTTCGTCTAATGTGTATCTTATTGAATCGTATAAAGCACCACCACCTTGATTTCCTTTTGTTAGGTTTGACTTTGATTGTTGAACAACATATTTACCAAAATTATTTAGGGCTTTATTTATATTCTCAAAATTCATTAACAGATTCTTATGTCGTTATAAATTACTATATCCATTGTTGCAGTCCATCCTGCTAATTGGTTTTCAAACCTATCGTAAAATGGTTCACAATTTACAGGACTATCAAGCTGATACATATCTTGATGTAGTGTTCCCATTCTTAAAACCTGAATTACTTTATTTAATACTGCGAGTTGTGTGTTTAGAATATCTTGTTCATTGTTGTTTCCTATAAACCTATCTTCTGTTAGTTGTTTAGATTGGTCTACTATATCCATTGCCAAGATGCTTATGTTAAAATTAAGCGTTTGTTCTTCTTGTGTTACGTTGTTTACTATAATGTGAGCAAGGGGAAATATGTCTTGCTTGTTTAAATTAACATCGTATATGTCTCCTGTTGTTACTGTGTTGCAGTTTACGTCTGCAAGTAATTGTGCTTTTATAGTTTCAGTTAATTGGTAAAACCCTCTTATTCCTTGTTGGCTCATTTAAATTTACTTTTTATTTGTTTCGATTCTAATTCGTTTTTGTCTTTCATAAATGCTAACATCATTAAACATTGATGCATATTTAGTTTAGTGATATTTTCAAATCTTGTAATATCTCCTCCAGCGAGTCCGTAAAGGCTTGAATACCATCCCCATTTCTTTGCAAATCCAGCACGTCCAGTAGTTGTTTCTCCTCCTTGTTCTCCAAATAATTCATCATAGTTTTCGACAATTCTATCCCTAAACGATAAAAAAAAATAATAGAACCAAATACAGCATCCATTGGCATCTGTAGTAGATGGTCTTTTGTTTCTACATTATAATCTTCTATAAGGTATTTATCGCCTAACTTTTGTTTAATAGGTCTGTATAGTACATTCATTGCTGTATGTATGTTTTCCCAGTCTCCCATATAGGTATCAAGGTCAATGTATTCTCCTAATGTAATTTCATCTAAATCAGGAACAAACCCATATTCAACACCACCTAAATAGAAACTTTTAACCAAGTCTGGTTTTTCTTCAAACATATTAGATATTAAATTAGCAATACGATTTGCGTCTGATAGTTTAATGTTTAAAGCATCTTGAGGTTTAACCCTACAAAATATTTCAATCATTTTGGTTTGTATGAAGTTATTGTCTTTGCTGTCTTGTACTTTTAAGAACTTTTGATATTGCTTTAATGTAATCTCATTAAGTTCAGTAGGCACGTTTATATTAGCTTTCATACTTATATAACGTAATTAAAGTAGGATTTTAGTATAAAAAAAAAGGTGCTATTTCTAACACCCTTTTTCCAACAAAACAAACTAAATTACTAATCTAAATATTCACACTCACTACTGCAATAACCTTTCTTATATATAGGTCTTTCACATTCAATACATTTGT